GCGAACGCTGCATATACACATGGTGCAGGTGGTTCATTACAATATGTAGCACTATCATCTACACAATGGTATACAGTAGGCGCAAGTTACGCATGAGGGTAGCACATGAGCGCACCTAATTGGATCACACCAGCAGGCTTGATAGGTGTATATCCTGCACAAATCAGTTTTGAATATCTGCTTGAAGCAACACCTGTGTTACCCGCACTAACAGTTAGTTATAAATTGTTAAGCGGATCATTGCCGTTGGGGGTCAATCTTAGAATTGATGGATTAATTTATGGTACACCCACACTAGTAACAGATGATTCTACCACTACGTTTGTCATAAGAGCTACTGACAACTTAGGAAATATCAAAGACAGAACATTTGAGTTAACTATATCAGGAGATGCAGTACCTGCATTCACTACTGCTGAAGGTGCAATCACAACAGTATTTGATAGCACTTGGGTTGAGATACCAATCACATATAGCAATCCTGTAGCAGACAATCCTGTGACTATACGTGTATTGCAAGGAGGACTGCCACCTGGTCTAGAAATAAATGAATATGGATTGATAAGAGGCTATGCAGAACCTCCTATAACATTAGTCAATCTTCCAGAACTTACAACTACAGCAGTTTCGACAGATAGCACAAATAATTATATCACAGTATTAGGTACTAATGGATTCAGACCTAATAGAGCTATAGTATTTTCTGGTCCTAGTTTTGGTGGTTTAGTTACAGGTCAAGTTTATTATGTCAAGGCAATCATTAATGCTACACAAATAACAATCACAACTATCCCAAACGGAGAAGTGTTCTTTGTTACTACTGATAATGGATTGATGGATGTAACACTACCTCTAGTGCAAGTTGGTCAGCCTAGCAAGCGTCAATATAGCTTTACATTAGCATTGACTAGTCCATTAGGTAATGATACTGCATTCTATTCATTGACAGTCATCAATCAAAACTTACCATTAAATCAAGGTGGTCCTGGATATTTACCAGGAACAAGAAGTCCTACTATCTACAACACAAGACCGCCGACATACAATATAGAAAATACAGAATACTATAGATATTATGTTTTACCACCAAATGATCAAGTAAGTGTTATTGGTACTACATATGCTCCCACAGCAGAAGCATATATGGGTCAATTTTTATATGATAATTATTTTTCTTTTCAAATCATAGGTCATGATTTTGATAATGACGATATCACATATCAGTTTCAAAACTTACCTAGTTGGTTAACTGGTAATACTAGTACTGGATGGATATATGGCACACCGTCTGGTATACCTGCTAATGATATACAAGAGTTTGCATTCCAAGTAAAAGTTGTAAAAACATCAAATAGCACATATAGCAGTCCGTTAATAAATTTTAACTTACAAGTTGCAAATGACATCACTGGAGAAATTGTCTGGATCACAGAAAATGATCTAGGTGATATTGACAACGCAACATTGTCTAATAAGAAAGTTGAAGCAACATCCGATGTAGTATTATCCTACAGAATATTGTCAGGAGATTTACCTCCCAATCTTACATTTAGAGACAATGGCGATATTGATGGTATAGTTGCATATCAACCAACAGATGTTTTCTTAGAGAAAGATACTAGAACAACATATACTTTTACAGTAGAAGCATATAACGAAGATATCCCATTAATATCAAGCACAAAAGAATTTACGTTAACTGTTGTACAAACTTATGATATACCTACAGACAATTTATATATCAAATGTACTCCTAGCTTCAGTGATAGAGATATCATAGCATCTTTATTAAACGATCCAGTATTGATTCCTGACGATTATCTTTATAGAACACAGGATCCTAATTACGGTAAAGCAAACAGTGTTGTATATGCACATGCATATGGTATCTATTCAAGTGATTTCGAAGAATACTTAGAAGCCGTTAAGAAAAATCATTATTGGCGTAATATCACATTAGGTGAGTTAAAGACTGCTGTTGCTAAAAATGAGCAAGGTGAAGTAATATATGAAGTTGTCTACAGCACTGTGATAGACAATCTACAAAATTATGATCCAAATTATAATTACGATTACAGATATAGCCAAAGCGTAAGTGAAGAAATATTCTGGCCACGTTTCATTGATTTGAATCTTGGACCATGGTATGCAAGTAGCACAGAAATCTATACCAGTTATATCTTCCCTCAAGAAACTCAACTATTAACAAATTATACATCCTATGACGTACTAACACAAACAGGATTACCTCTTATCACTCAACAAGGTACACCTACTTTCTATACAAGCTTGACTCCTGGTTACGCTAGAATATTATATCCTAATAGTCTTGAAAATATGCGTAAGCGTGTAGAACAAGAATTAGGTGCGAACTATAACTTTAGATTGTTACCACTATGGATGACAAGTCAACAGAACGATGGTAACACATTAGGTTTCACACCTGCTTGGGTAATTGCATATACTAAATTACCAGAACCTATAGCACTTGTTGCTACTGCTACTAATGCAACTACAGATATGATTCAACTTTCTTCAGTTGCAGGATTAGTAGAAGGTGGTGAAATCGTATTCAGTGGAAACACGTTTGGTGGTATCAAACCTAGAACAAAATATTATGTTTCTACGATCAATACAATCACAAACAGAATACAAGTAAGCTTGACGCAATACGGTGATGTATTATCATTAGAGAATGGTAGTGGTACTATGCCTTGCGTATTTGATGCAATATCATATGCACAGGTAATCAAGCGTAGAATAGAAACAGATTGGGATTATACATTAAATCAAATCAATTTCCAGATCGATAGATTCACAGTGGCTAAGACACTTACATATAACTACGACACTAAGCTTGATCCTAAAGTCTGGACAAGATATCCAAGTGCTACCCCTGAGCCAAATCCTAGCGATAGTGAAGATTTCTACGTATTGTTCCCACAGAAAACTATATTACCGACCAAGACTCAATATAATTTGTGATGGTTTTAGGATATATAAATACAATAGGATAACGAATCAACATGAGTACAATAAACACAAACGGTATAGATGTCAACTACCCAGTTCCTGGTCAGAACAACAGCACTCAGGGGTTCCGTAACAACTTTACAGCCATACGTCAGAACCTAAACACTGCTGGCAGTGAGATCACCGATCTACAGAATAAAGTCGTACTGAAGTCAGCATTAGCAAACACAGTATTGAACAATGACATGGCTAACACATTGATAGCCAATGCCAGCACATTACAATTCCGTGCCACCACATACAATTTAGGTAATGCATTAGCTGATAACGTATTGGTTGATTGCAGTTTAGGTGACCTACAATACGGTAACTTAGACGGCAATATCACACTTTCGTTTGGAAGCTGGGCTCCTACTAATACACTAAGCACAATAAAATTACAATTAGGTCGTCCTAACAATCAAGCAGATTTTACAATCACACTACCTAGCGAAGCAATCATAGATCAAAACTCAGGCTGGACTTTATTAGAGAATTCAGGTGAGTCCTCAAACTTAGCAACTATAACATTTCCCTATGATGTAACTCAACTAGATTTCACACTGACAAGCACTGATTGCGGTAACACGATTTACGTTCAACCAACCAATAGACCATACAAGACAACACAGATACAAGTAAGAACCCCGAGTCCCGTTGGTTATTTAGGTGATGTTGCAGGTACAGTAGCAGTAGATGCAAACTATCTATACGTATGTACAGATACATTTGACGCAACTACGATAACTGCTAATGCAATCACAACTACTACTGGTACTAATTTGATCACCTTTGATAACAATCTACCAGTAGGCGTAGTTGCTAATATGCCTGTAGTATTTGACACTATGTTTATCAACGGTAATTCTGTCACATCATTCGGTAATATTAACGCAGGACAAGTCTACTTTGTTAAAACAGTTGCATCAAGTACTACTATTACTGTAAGTGATACTAGAACAGGTGGAACCGCAGGCACCACATTAGCATTAACTACACAAGCAGCAAATTCAACTACATATATGGATGCTACATTCTACGATGGTACTGATATCTGGAAACGTGTTGCATTAACAGCATGGTAATAAATGGAACATCCATTCATAAACAATCTTAGTGATAAATCATTAGAGGATTTGCAGGATACAATTTCAAACTTAAATCAAAAATTGACTTTTGCATACAGAAGTCAAAACAGTCCTTTGATACAACAACTCAATATGGTTCTAGAAAGTTATCGTAATGAGTATCAAAAGAAAATCAACGATATGATTAAAAAACAAAATTTAGAAGGACAGGTTCGAATCACAAAAGAGAAGTGACATGTCAAGTAAAATACACAAAGAATATACCTTTTTGGCAGCGATACATTTTGAAAACAAATTCATGGTCAATCTTTATGAGATGAATGCCGTGATGGAAATAAACACAGAAGATCCAAGAGAACAAAATATAGCAGTAGAACGAATCAATCATTTCTTAGGATTAGTCATAGAAGATTGCATATTCGTTTGTGAGAAAGATAAAGAAGCGATAGAAAAATATCATAATGCTGGTATGAAAGTCTGCACTATACCCGAAGAACCATATGATCAGATTATAGGGTTAGTATTACTAAACAAGTGCAACGCTATAATGGAAAATAGACTGGTCATGACAGACATTATTTTTGGCAGCAAACTCAGCAACTTAATAAAATTTGAATTAACAGCAGAAATGGCTCATGCAGAATATGATGGTAAGAAATGGTATAATGATTCATCATTGATGATACATGACAAGAAGACCAAAAGAGATAAGATAGTAAACTTATTTGACCATAATACTGAAACTTGGGCAGATTTAGAATTGACTTGGAAAGCAGTATAGTATACAATCTATTGATGCATACTGACACATATGGTCAATTGATTTTCACAGAGAATGAACTCTGCGATCTTATACTGAGGGATCCCGAAAAATCCTTTAATAACATTATCGCAGACACAGAAATTATTTTCGATGAAGCCTTAAATTTAACACAAACACCTACAGTTAGAAAATATACTGATCCTAAGGTTTCGGTCGCAGAGTTCGACAATATCAATCAAAACAATTGGCATATGCCTGGCGAGTATCGTGAACTAGATATCGCTAAATGGGTACTAGAACAATGTCATAACGACAGTGAACTACAACGTGCGGGGCAAGAGTTGTTGTTGTTCCAAGAACGTGACATGTTTAATTTGTTGCGCTATATGAAATATCTTGTAGACACTATGCGCAATCACAACATAGTATGGGGTGTGGGCAGAGGTAGTAGCGTGGCAAGTTTTGTTTTATACCTCATAGGGATCCATAAAATAAATAGTTTGTATTTCGATCTTAGTATCGAAGAATTCTTAAAATGAGGAATACACATGAAACAATATAGATCAGCACAAGGTAAGACAGTCGATATGTCTGCACTTGCCGCCAAAAATGAAAAGACTAGAGCAGTGGGTAATATGAAAGTCAACGCACGTGGTGATACCATAGATGCTAATGGCAAGATTATTGTACCTGTCACACAGAAAGTTGGACAGAAGTATCAGGCTACTGTTGGAAACAGAACTGCACAACCCGTTAAAAACAAGACTAAACCAACTGCACAGTCTACACAACCTACTGTTGCACCATCCGAATTGACGGTTGAAGAATTGGAACTAGATAATAGTTATGAAGATGATTTAGAAGTAGAACAGATCAAGGCTAAGGAGAGTAAGAAGTAAACATGGCTAACATTAACGCATATAAAGTCAAACAGTTGAAGCCGCTCAATGACACTATCATTGTGTCAGACATGCATTTCGGAGAAAGATTGAGCCAAGGTGGTATCATACTACGTAATGACGATACTAAAAGTTTAGGTATCAGACCACGTTGGGCAAAGGTATATGCTGTAGGTCCTGAACAGAAAGATGTGAAGGAAGGACAGTATATCATGGTCGATCATGGACGATGGACCAGGGGTATTAAAATCGAAGATGAAGATGGCGAACAGATCATACGTAAAGTAGATCCAAAAGATGTACTTTTAGTAAGTGATGAGCCAGTTGACGACTATACTATGAGTGATAAGGAGATCTAAAAATGTTTGCAACTATGTCATATCGCAGTGCCACAGAGATCAATGAATCTATGGCAAGAGTTTATCAGCACATGGCATTAGCTGTGCTGATGAGCATGTTTGTTAGTTATTATGTGGGCACAAGCCCAGAACTTGTGAATTTCTTTTTCACAGGAATCATGAAGTGGGTAGTTATTTTCGCACCGTTGGTTGCTATCTTTGGTGTGACTATAGCACTTAATGCAGGACCCACTAAAACTATGGCACAAGTCATGCTGTATGGATTTGCAGCATTGATGGGCCTAAGTTTCGCGACCATATTTGTAGTATATCAAATGGGTAGCATTTTTACTGCATTCATGGGTGCAGCAGTTTTATTTGGAACGATGAGTTTTTATGGATACTTCACGAAGAAAAATCTTGACGGCCTTGGCCAGTTCATGTTTGTTGGCCTCATTGCTATTATCATTGCCAGCGTTATCAATATTTTTATTGGTAGTAGTTTATTTGCTATGGTCATCAGCGCCCTCGCAATCATCATCTTTCTCGGACTTACAGCCTATGACACGCAGAAAATTCGTGAAATGGTTTCTGTAGATACAGATACGGGCGTACAAGAAGTCTCAGGGGCCTTGACTTTGTACCTAGATTTCATTAACATATTCTTGTCACTACTACAACTATTTGGTGCTAAGAAAGAATGAAGAACAAACTATGGGTCGAAGCCTACAGACCTAAAAAGGTAGAGGAATACGTTTTTGTTGATGAACAACAAAAGCAAACAGTTAAACACTGGATCAAAGAAGAAAGTATTCCTCATCTATTATTGAGCGGTGAGCCGGGTACAGGCAAGACTACTCTTGCTAAAGTACTGATCAACGAATTGGGTATCGAAGATTTCGATGTGCTTGAGATCAACGCAAGCCGTGAAAATGGTATCGATATGCTACGTGAGAAAATCAACAGTTTTGTGCAGACTATGCCTTTTGGCAAGTTCAAGGTAGTGCTGTTAGACGAAGCGGACTACTTAACACCCCCGGCGCAAGCCGCCTTGAGAAATGATATGGAAGCGTATCACATGACCGTGCGCTATATCCTGACTTGTAACTATCGTCACAAGATCATTCCTGCACTAAAGAGTCGTTGTCATGAGTTCCATATCAGCAAGACTGATATGACTGAATTCACAGCAAGAGCCGCAACAGTGCTTGTTACTGAGAATGTTGAGTTTGATTTGGATGTGTTGGATCTATATGTACGTGCTACATATCCCGATCTACGCAAGTGTCTGAATCAACTACAATCAAACAGTATCACAGGTAAGTTGACAAAGCCTAGTAGTGAATCTAGTAACGAAGATGAACAACTATTGAAGGCTGTTGAGTCGTTCAAGCAAGGCAAGATATTAGATGGTCGTCAGTCATTGATGGAGTACATTAGTTTGTATCCATCACGCATCGAAGATGTATATAAGTGGATGTATGACAATCTTGATCTTTGGGGTAACACTCCTCAAGCGAAAGATACAGCTATCATTCACATCAGAAATGGTCTAGCGAATCTACCTATGGTAGGCATCCCAGAGATTAGTCTAGCGGCAACTTTAATTGAGTTGACTTCTTGAACACGTAAATAACGTAAAGGAGATCAACATGAGTTGGGTAGCAACATTAACAATCAATAATAATACAGACTATAACATTGACGTAGTGCATAATCAGCCTGAAGGGTTACTGACTACTATAAGTCCAGGACAAACAGGATGGAGTTGGACTACAAGTGACAACAACAATACTATAGCATTGAAGTTTTGGCAACAGCCAAACAATTTTTTCATGCAAGGTAGTGTGAGTTATGGCCCAACAGCAGGTGTTTGGGTAGATCGTGGTTGGATGGATCCTAATGCGCAAACGATCAAGATGACTGCTAATGCTGATTATAATATCTTTACTCAAACCACTAACGGCGGCAAAGAAGTTCTTGCTTGGAATCAATTTGAGCAAGGTGGCAACATCACATTGACTTTCGACAAGCAGTGATATGCGTTACTTATTAATCAGTTTTTTTCGTAAGCCGGGTGGCCAGATCGATGAGCAAGCACGTAGTGCCAAACGTGTGAGAAACAGTGATATTAGCATGAGCAATATCATTCTCGATTATGGACTCAAGAAGGTAGATAAGTGTGTAGTTGAGGGTAATAAACTCAACCGTACGTTTGAACAGTTGAACGATTATTACAAGAAGATTTATCCTGCTATGGTGGCCCAACTTGAAAAAGAAGGGCCACTTCTAGCTAAACAACGTGAAGCTAAGTGATTAACTATACAGACTTAGGACATGTTCAATGATCCTATGTCTGCGTATATCTCTAATCTCAAATTTACATACACCGATTCCATAGACAGGATTCTGTTCTAGTTTACTTGTTAAATCAAGCAAACCATTATCTGCGGTTCGTCTGTCTGTTTGTTCGATGTCACCTGTGATAACGATTTTGCTACCTTCACATATACGTGTCATCAACATTTTAAGTTGACTTGGTGTAGCATTTTGTGACTCATCAAGTATGACCCATGCTTTCTTAAAGTTTCGACCACGGCAAAAGGCCAGTGGAGTAATTTCAATGATCTGCTCATTTAGCATGTGTACCAATTCTTTCATGCTATAGTATTCTTTCAATACGTCTAGCAATGGTCTGACCCAAGGTTCCATCTTACTGTTTAAATCGCCTGGCAAGAAGCCGTGCTTTTCATCATCAACGGCTACCGCAGGTCGAGTCAATATGATCTTATCGCAGTCGCCTCGTCTGAGGGCTTGTATCGCGGCCAGCATCGCTAGGTAAGTTTTACCCGTACCTGCTGGTCCGGATACTACTACGATGTCTAAGTCTCTGTCGATTAATGATAAGATGTATTTTTCTTGATTGACTGACTGCGGTAGCAACTCAATCTGTTTTCTTTGTCGCTTGTAGTTCTCTTTGTCGAAATCTATTGTTTCGGTTACATAGAAGTTTTTTTGATTTTGCATTCTATTGCTATTCTGCTGTTCTTTGCGTAAAGCCCCGGTTTTTCTCTTGCTCAAGCGTAAATCTCCTGTATGTTGAATTTAGAGATAGAGATAACTTATATCGCTATCTCAATGTTATTTAGGCAAGGAAATTGTGCATAATTTACATGGTGTTACTACAGTATATTCTGATAAATAAGATACTGTCCCCAAAAAACATATAATCACTTATTCGATTTTACAAGATAAATACATCATGACCCATAAAGTAGCAGATGACTGGTTTAATAGTGTTGATTTCGTCAGCATAGTAAACACCATTAAAGGTGTTATGACTAGCGACGGAACAATGAGCATCCTTTTAGATTTCGAACGTGTTTTAGACGACCTCGATTTATATGCTTTTAAGAACTGGGAACTAGGTGAGTTAGTACAAGGTCCAGATATTGGTCGTTATAGCACAAGTTGCATCTTTATGTGGCCATATAAACTCATGCCCGACCCTCGCGCTGTAAAGCGATTATTAGCAGTAGGATGTGATGTTGAATGGATGAAAACTAAAATAGAAGTTCCAGTAGAAGTAGAAAATTATGATGATTTAGTTCCCGGTACTAATTATCCTAAAGGAACTAAACGTGAAGTATGGCTAGTAAAAATCACGATCCCTATGGAACTAATGGACGATATTAAAGAAGGTAGCATTGACTTAGCAGGTAGCACTATTGACCTCGAAGAACTTGATGGTGCATATAGCGAAGATTTAGATAAAGAAGGTATTGGCGGAACATCAGACAGTGAACAAGCTAATGCTGAAGTACAACAAGCTACTGTATAAGGCAAAAATTTATGAGACTCAATGAAGGTTTAGACTATCACGACATGAAGGGTCAAATAGATCCTACCATCACCGTAGATGAATATGCATCTAAAATGGGTGAAGATAGTGATTTCGTTACATTGACTTTTAAAACTAATAGTAAATTAGCAGCCGAAGATTTAGTAGCATGGCTAGAGATAGGCTATGATTATGTATTAGACGCTAGCGTAAGTGATGGTGAATTACAACCAGGCAAATGGTTGGTGTTCGTTGAGATGAAACGTAGATCAAATATTCCTGAAAAGATTATCAATATACTCAGTGACTTAAGTACATTGACAGACATGAGTGTTAAAGATTATACAGTAAGAGTCAATGAAGAAGATCACGATGCCGACCTAGATGTCTTGAAACAAGTCATAGTATTAAGTCCAAATCAATATAAAGCTGAAGTTGAAAAAGAAGAAGATTTAAACGAGATGCGTCATAGAGCAGGTCTAGACACTAAAAAGTTATATACAGTTGACGAAGAAATTCGTAAGCTCATGGACATAGCTAAAATATGAACATGAAACAAATGGTCAAGACTATGCTAGCAGATAGTCATGACCTAGAAAGCGTATCGTCAAAACGTGTCATTACATTGATAGCTTTCTTGTTGTGTGTAGTGGCGTTTTTAGCAAACTTATTTTTTGATTACAAACTAGACCCTATGTTTTTAGATGCAATGGTTTATATCATTGTAGCAGGTTTTGGTATGACAGGTATAGAGAAGTTCGCTAGTCCAAAACCAACAAGTCAGAATCGTTGGGACAACGAAAAAGTTGACTTTCATCCCTGATTATATTATAATTAAGAATGGACCATTATGCAACGTTGGGTGTTGCAAAAAATGCAACACCTGATGAGATCAAAAAGGCTTATAGAAAACTAGCAAGCCAACATCATCCCGACAAGGGAGGTGATAAAACCAAATTCCAAGAAGTCCAAGAAGCTTACAGTGTACTCAGTGATGAGAACAAACGTAAAGCATACGATAGTCCTTCACAACAGTTTCACGAAGGATTTGGATTTGGTATGAATGGTGTCAATATCAATGACATATTCGGAGATATATTCAGGCACCATCAAAACGCAGGTAGGCATCAAAAGCAAGTATATAGAACCCGTGTCGATATATCATTGATGGATGCATATAACGGTACAAATAAAATATTGGATCTGAATACTATGAATGGTAAAAAGATCGTAGATGTTAAAGTACCAAAAGGTGTAAATCAAGGTGATCAAATGCGTTTTGATAATGTCATAGATAATGGCACATTGATCACAGAATTTAACATCATGCCCGATCTACGTTTTGAACGCAGAAACAATGATTTGTACTGTAATCATAGCATTAGTGTATTGGATCTGATAGCAGGTTCAGAGTTTCCATTTAAAACAATAAGTGGATTGGAACTAAAAGTCATCATAAAAGAAAAGACACAACCATATGTTAGCATGAGATTGCCCGGACGTGGCATGCCTATTTACAATTCAAATCAATATGGAGACCAATATATATTGCTAAAACCCTACATTCCTGATAATATAGACAACGAAATTATCGATAGTATTTTGCGTAATCGTGCAAAATAAATATTTTAAAAAGAGAGGCTTATGAATCATTCACCCGAAATCGAAAACATTATCGAACAAAGCATTGCATATGCGAAACAACATAACCATGAATATGTGACAATAGAGCATCTACTATTGGCACTTATTACCTTTGCTCCATTTAAGAAATGCTTGAGTAGTTTTGGTGTCGATATCCCATTAATGACTGATGAAGTTCAGGCATATATCAGTAGCCTTCATGCGATTGAAAGCAAGAACCCTGACACTATTCCTAAAAAGACTAACAGCCTTGAACGTGTGATGAATCGTAGTGTCACACAAGTATTGTTCACTGGTCGCCGTACAGTCACTACTATCGATCTATATCTAAGCATGGCTAGTGAAAGCAATAGTCATGCGCATTATTTCTTGTTGAAATATGGTATCACTAAGAATGAATTCTTCCCGTATTGGCAAAAGCATTACAAGGGCGCTGAATTTGTTGGCTCACTGAGTGACAATCAAGCAGATGAGATCCTTGAACAACATACTATCAATCTCACACAACTAGCCCGTGAAGATAAGCTTGAACCATTGATCGGTCGTCATAAAGAGATTGATGACATCATTAACGTATTGGCAAAACGCTTCAAGAGCAACGTATTGATGGTCGGTGACCCCGGTGTTGGTAAGACTGCTATCGCAGAAGGTATCGCTAGGGCAATCGTTAGTGATGAAGTTCCTGAATTCTTGAAGAAGCATGAACTTTATAGCCTTGAGATCGGAAGCTTGCTTGCAGGTAGTCGATATCGCGGTGACTTTGAAGAAAAGGTCAAGCAAGTTATCGAAGCACTCAATACTAAAAAGAAGGCAATTCTTTTTATTGACGAAGCACACATGATGCAGAGTGCTGGTAGTTCAAGCAATGGTAGTGTTGACTTTGCTAACATGATCAAGCCTGCAATCACTAAGGGCACATTGAAGGTCATTGCAAGCACGACTTGGGAAGAATTCTACGAGAGTTTTGAGAAGGATCGTGCATTGATGCGTAGATTCTATCGTGTAAGCATCGATGAACCTTCAACAGATACAACTGTTCGCATCCTTCGTGGTTTGAGCGAACGTTTGTCAGACTTCCATGAAGTTAAAATCACTGATGATGCTATTCAGGCTGCTGTTGATATGGCAAATCGTTATATCCATGACCGCAAGAACCCTGACAAGAGCATCGACTTGCTTGACGCAGCCTGTGCTAAACAGCGTGTGCTTGAGAACAAGGGCACAGATATCACTAAGGATCTTGTCTTTGAGCAAGTAGAAAAGTTCACGGGAGTGCCTGCTGACAAATTGAGCGGTGATAACTTTGATCGCATCACTAATCTTGAAGAAAACGTTAAAGCTAAGTTGTATGGACAAGATGATGCAGTCAAGGAAGTATTGGATCGTGTTTATGTAAGTTTCGCTGGAATCAACAATGAAACAAAGCCTATCGCAAGTTTCTTGTTCTTAGGTCCAACTGGTACTGGTAAGACTGAACTGGCAAAGTTGTTGAGTAAAAATCTTGACATGCCTTTGTTGAAGTATGACATGAGTGAATATTCAGAAAAGCACTCTGTAAGTTCATTGATCGGTCCCCCTCCCGGATATGTTGGTTTCGGCGACAGCCAAGTACAAGGTGGTCGATTGATCAGTGACTTGAGCAAGAACCCGCATAGCATCATGCTGTTTGACGAGGTTGAGAAGGCGCATCCAGATATCTTCAATATCTTCTTGCAGATTCTTGATGAGGGTCGTGTTACTGGTAGCAATGGTAAGGAAGTCAGTTGCAAGAACACATTGATCATTCTTACTAGTAACTTGGGCAGTGCAGATGGTGAGCGCAATGCTATCGGTTTTGGTGACATGGCTAAGACAGGTGAAGATGACAAGGCACTGAAGGACTTCTTTAAGCCTGAGTTCAGAAACCGTCTTGATAAAGTTTGCAAGTTCAAGAAGTTGGATATGCTATCCATCAAGAAGATCGTCATCAAATTCACTGAGGATGTCAAGAAGTTGTTGCTTGAAAAGCACAACATTACT